GTCGCTCGTTTCTTAATCATTGTTTCGAGTCGGTCGAGCAAGTCGTCCTTGGACATCAAATCAATCTTTGCCGTTAGTATCTCGCGTCTATCAATGTAGAGTCCACCAGCCTTGCCTCGATGGACCTCGGCTGTGATAGCTGCGGATATTTGACCTTGGTCCTTGGCTTCTTCACGCAAATCATGAAGCGTGGATAAATGATTCTCTAGAGAAACTGCATCCTTCTCCGAAGCTGCGATTTCCAAGTCGATGAGGTAGTTCCGAACGACTGGGTTATGATTCAGTAATACACTGCCCTGTGTCTTAGCACCCTTCCTGTCCTTTGTATACCCTGCCTTTATCGCGGAATCAGTAGCTGTTTGTCCTTTGAGATATTCTTTACAAAACTTCTTTTGTTTACTGTTGAGTTGCTGCCAAATCTTACCGTCCGAATCTGTATAAGCATTACCGTCTTCTGTTGGTGTCAGTATTGTATAACTTAACTGTTTCATTCTAGTTCCTCGTGTTTACCAAGTGATATTACAATCATATTATAATAATATATCTTTTTAATAGTTTTCTCATGCCCTCTAGGTATCTTACCTTATGTTTCTAATAACTAATAGCAATTCTATTAGTTTTGATGATTCATCAGATTCTATAACCAAGAGACTTGTAGAGTGATTCTATTAGTATATTAGTGATATTAGCCAATCGTGAGATTTATTTACAAAAACTTTTTTATTTTACCAGATAACAATACAATAGATTAATAGACATAAAAAACCCCCGCACGAGGCGAGGGCAAAGATAGGTTAGGGAACTATCTTATAAATCAGCAATTCTAAAAGTAATAGCTTTATCGCTTTCTTCTAAAGATTCATCGTCTTCCCAATCGAATCCGATATACTTATACTTACCGTCTGATGACTGTGAAGTCCACATATATGTTGAGTCTTCTATAGCACCTTCTTTATACTCTATCCATGTAGCAAAATCCCTAGCGAAAGCTAGTTCTTCGTTCCCGTCAATAGTACTGTTACCTACTTTAAACTCTACGATATTACCAAATAAATCGAACTCTTTCCATTCTTTAGTCATTACGAACCTCCCGCTTTCAATGTTTCTATTCTAAACTTAGCCCAGCTTTTCCAATTTCTATCTACAGACTCTCTCTTTATTTCATATTCGAGGTAAGCTAATAACTGTTTCTCGGCATCAGCATCGGTGCAAGTATAATCTTCATAATCGTTCATTACGCACCTCCTACAAATGGTAAAGTCGCACTAGTCAGCGTTTCGCTACGGTCGAACCATTGTAAACACTCGCGTTTACAATCCCAGTGGTACGTTGTATGACCTGTATCATTCCCCTTATACTCGGTAATAGTATAAAAATGCGTAGCGTCTTCGTATGTATAAAACTGCATAGTATCGCCACTTATCGGGTAAGCTATCGGAGCACTGACCGCGGTCATTCCTTCGTATAACTCTTTCGGCATATTCGGGTAATTGCCGATATTACAATCGAATGCTTTATGTTCAAAGCCTCCGTCTATTTCATTCCATTCTTCGTTCATATAATTCTCCTTTCTATAGTTTATGGGCTAATCCTTTATTAACCCTTAATATATTATAACTAACAACAAACCGATTATAAAGCAGCGTTACGACCCTTCGACTCTCCATTTATAATATGCACTGAGGGCACTAGCACCACTACAACCATTCATTGATAATACTACATATTTATTACGAAACTCACCAGTATCATCCCAAGGACCATAAAATAAAGCAATACAATTATACCCACTATCAGGAATATCCCCTAACCAAGAAGAATCGTATACCGTATATGTTTGTTTATCAGTGTTTTCAATCTCTTCTTCTATAGTATCACAATCGAGGAAAGCTGAATGGTCCTCGTGAAAGTAATATCCTACATTTGTCTGTCCGAGTAATAAATCACTCATAATATCAACTACTCTATTTTGTTCTTTTCCGTCAAAGATAACTTCTTTAATCTCCGATATAATCTCAGTAGTTTCTATATTCTCCCATCCGTCTTTATTTATTTTCATATCTATCTCCTATAATCCATTCTCGTCGTAGTAGTTTGCTTCTTCGGTCACTCCATGAGGATACTTTTGTTTGTCGTGTCTGGTAATCTGAGCAAGATGTCCTTCGTGATGGTCACACCCACCACTAATCGCAAATATATTATAAATATAATCGGCATCTTCAAACAAACTAGTAAATGCATTATAGGTATAGCTATTCTTAGGCTCGATATGTCCTGTCTCATTCTCGTGTAAGAATAAACCATTTTGCTGGTTTCCTCCTGGATAACTCACATCACCTAAATCATCATACATACTCCATCCGTCTTCCGACAAAGGTATCACCGAGTGCCATTCATCTACTCGGCATTTATCAAACTCAGCCTGTATCTTTTTGTATGTTTCGTTCATATAATTCTCCTTTCTATAGTTTCTAGGGTAAATCTAGTATTTACCCTTAGGTATATTATAACTACCAACAAAGCGATTATAAAGCAGTAGGGGACGCCGCAAGGCAATATTTACAGCTTCGGGATATTTATCAGTAAATAATTCTATTTCTTCTTTACCACAATCGACGCATTCAACTATACGGTGTAATACTCCTTCATCAGTTATATGACGACTACTAATTATATTGTCGTGAGAACAATCGTTACTCATGACTCGCTTCGACTTTGGAATACTTTTTCTTCTTCATCCATAATAGATTTCCATATATACTCTAATTCGTAATCTCTTTTTTCGACAAGATTATCCATACGCTTATCGTATTTTTCATAGGTTTTATCGTAAACTTTTCTAAGCCTCGTTATTTCGGGGCTCAAGACAGGGTTTCCATGGTATTTAGCTGTCATCGTTACTTCCTACAGTTTTACTTTTCATCCACTCACTAACCACGTCTACAGCTTGGCGTCTACCTAATCCAGGGTGTATTTCTCGTAGTTTTGCGGGTGCTCCGAACATATTCATTTGCCCTGATTCTTGCATAAGGTCGAGCATAACAAAGTAGGGTAAATACTCTGCTTGTTTTTCTGTTAAATTAGTCATAACTTTCTCCTAGCCGTAGGCTCTTAATGTTAATTCCATAACGATATCGTTACGCTCTTTTCTCGCGTCATCACGTTCTTCTTGCGTTTTACTTTCGTCGTCAGCAAGAGCATCGAGTTCATCGATTATTTCTCTATATGTTTTTCTTTTTTCCATAACTACCTCCCAATAGTTTCTAATTTACCATCACCTAAGTAATAGTAAGCATTTTCGTTGTTTAATGGGTAAGCCTCTATATCGCTACCTTCCCAATTCAATAATACAGGGTCACTCGTAAGTTTGCTTACGTCATAGCCGTTATCAAAATAAATTAAATCTAATTGACTATCTATCACATTTAACCACAACTCTGCGTATAACTGTTCTACTTTTTCGAAATCGTCAAGCGTTCCTTTGAACATATGAATTTTAGTATCGTTCGATACTATGTAAAAATTGAAAAATCTACTGTTCATAACTACCTCCCAATAGTTTTAGTATCTTCAAGTGTAATATATTGATACGCACCTTTGTTATAGGTCGGTGCAACCTGTGTTTTACGCTGCTCAGCTAGTCGCTGTGCGGCTTCCTCGCCACACGTCGTACAGGTCGAATAACCTAGGTTAGCTCGTGCAGTCGGTATTTTCTCTCGGCATAATGAACATATCATATAATTCTCCTTTCTAATAGTTTGTTTAACTTACCCCTATATTATATAAAAGAGTAAACCGATTATAAAGCAGTAGCTAGAAGTCGCCATCTTTTTTGAATAAGCCATCTTCGAGTTTACCAGTACGGTCTTTTATCTCGTCCCATGCGGCGTCCATACACTCCTCTAACGTCATCCCACACTGTGCTGCTAATATAATCAATACAACTACGCAATCACCAATACCGTCGCGTATTTCGTCAACATCGTTGTAGGCTAGAGCTCTAGCGGTTTCACCAACTTCTTCCATTAGCTTTAACATTTGTCTATCAGGGTTTGCTGTATTTCCAAGTAATCCTTTTTCTTCAGCCCATTCTTCAACTCTACTAATAGGAGCCCATCGACATCCTGCACCTCGTCTAAATGGTAGTTTAGACGTCGGTCTACCATGACTAATATGTTCATTTTGGTAGTATTCAGTTTTAGTATTAAACAAACCTCTCTTATACCATTTACGCATCATAGACCTCCTCTAAATAAATAGAATAATGCTTGTAGTTTTTCTTGACTTAAATGTCTTAAATGCTCAGGTATCTTATTTCTGGTGTTCATTTTTTAACTCTTGTATCTCGTCTTCAAAACAATATTGAATACCTTGATATAGGTTTTCCCAGCTAACACCATAATTAGCGTCATGGTTATCTACAACTCTTTGTAGAACGTCCCTACAGTCATCATCAGTTAGTTCTAAATCAACCTTTTCAGGCATATCCTCATTTAGTATTTCTAGTTGGTCTCTAACATCATCTATTGACCATATAATCGCAATAGAGTTCATGCTGTTATAACCGTTGCCATAATGAAATTTATTCGCCATTACGATACCTCCTGTAAAGGTTCACCCCAACTATCATGCGGCTCAGCAGGTGCTTGGTCGCCGTGATAGTAATTAATATATTGTTCTAAGAAATACTCTACATCTGATTTTCGGATACTTCTATAAGGTTCGTAAATACAGTTGTAATCAACAATCACCGTAACTACCCAGTCATAAGCTTCTAGTATCTGACTATCTGAGTAGCCTTGCATTAACTCATTGATATGCGGTAATACTTGTTGTTCTATTTGTTGTGTACTAAGCATCGTGAACACCTCTCGTAGGTATTAAATCAGACATGATACCCATCACGTGTTTATCGTTTTTTAAAATAGCTATCTCGCCTTTGAGGTCTTCTATTTCTTGAGCTAAATGTTTATTAGCTTCTAGTTGTGATTGCATAAATGTAAGAACACCTTTATGCATATTTAACATCTTCTCTACAGTTTCATCTAGTTTTTTCATATATTTCTCCTTTCTTAGTTATGAAATAGGTGTGCGACTAGTGCATGTTGGTTTAGTTCTCATTTACTTTTAACCTAACCTCGCTTTTAAGAGGATTTCATAAGGTTCAATCCTAGTCACACGTTCGCCTGATAAAGATAAACTATAAAAATCTCTATCGGGACTCGTAAAATCATTCTTGTATAGTTTTAACATATAAGTATATTATATATACCACTATTACCATTATAAAGCAGCTTTATGAAGGTAGCCATTAATGGATACCTTTATGTGCCCCTATCTCGTGATAACCTTCGTGGTTAGGGTCATACCAAGATAATGTAGGTTTAATCAAACCTGCTGTTTCTGGTTTATATTTATGCCAATAATCTAAATATTTCCTAGATATATCAGATAATAACTCGTTACGTGGTCTAGTATCGTTACTAAACTTTTGTTCGAATACTGATAAATTAGGTCTTTTACCTTCGTCTAAGGCTTCGTCTATAAAAGTAATCATCTCTACATCAACATCGGTTAAAGAGTTAAAAAACTCTACAAGTTGGTGAGTTTCCGCCATTAATTCTTTAAGTTTCATTAGATACCTCCTCTAACATATCCCATTCATCTACCTCTTCTAAATGAAATGCAATTCGTTGTTTAACTCCTGAAAAATTATAGTTGCCTTGACCTGTGGCATCTGTAATATCTTCAAGATTTTTAAGTGTATCTACGAACTCCCATGTCTCTCGAATATTAAGTTTACTAACCTCATAAGCTAGTCTTGATGCTTCTGTTTTATGTATAAGTATTGTCATTAGTAGTACCCTGCTATTTCCATTCCTGGTTCATCATAAAATGCACTAATACTAAAATCAGGACATTGCTCTCGTAACGCTTCGATAACTCCTGTTGGTGGACCCCATGCGGTATCGAATGTATAAACTACATAATCGTCGTCCTCCTCTTCTATTTCACAACTATAGCTATTCCATTTAGTACCCCAATTATTGACACGCCAATCGTACCAATTATCAGAGCCGTGTTCTTTTTTGTACCTAGCTTTTATAATATCATTCATTTCTTCTGCTTCTGACCAACCCACGTCTTCTAATTCTGGTGGCATAGGTAATATTGCATCGAAATCGAAATCAGTTTGATTTTCTTCGCTTTTAAGCGACTCGATTAATACTTGTAAACTCTGACTATCAGCATCTCCGACGCTGATAGATATTTTATTAAAACAATGATTAGGCATGGTCATCCTCCTTTATATTACCTTCGTTAATAACAAACTGACAATCATCACCGTAATCAGTACCCATATAAGTAGTTCTAACACCATCTTCTGTAACAGTATGATGTGGTTTTTGAATATCAGGTAAACAAATAGCATCCATAACCTCACCTTTAGTTAATTGTCTATTTGAAGTTATTTTATAGTTTCTAACGTCAACAGAATGCTCGGTTGCGGTATAAATATATCTTTCATCTTTCATAATTAACTCCTAGTCTAGTAAAACCATATAGGCTTTAGGTTCATGTTGTTTAAACCAATCAAGCCCTTCGCGGACATATTGATGTAAGTTCATAGCTTCGCTACCTTTTATCATATCGTAGACTGCCATCGCATCAGGTTCTAGAGTAACTGCTTCACCTGTATAAGGGTTTTTAACCTCAGTTGGTTCAGAGTCAAGTATTTGTAAGCCCTTCGGCATAGTTCTATCTGTCATAACATTTCTCCTTTCTTAAATAGTTATACTTATATTTTATATAACATAAACGGCAAAGTAAAGCACTAACAAGAACCACGCCAAAGCGAGGACTGCTTTATCTGTATCGTTCATTCGTCACCTTTTGTTTGTATCCAAGGTAATTCTTGTACAGTATCAAAAACCGTATTTATTACCATAAAATCATCAGCATTTTGATGTAATAAATCGTTTTCGTCTAACGCTACATATAATGCTTTTGCTAATATTGTTAAATTAGTATCGTGTACTAATCCATCTCTTTTTTCTAATTGAATTTTCATAATAGTTTCCTAAAAAATAAGGTGCACAAGTTTCCCCATGCACCTGTTTAATTACGCTTTCGCGAAATAGCCTTCATCAACAAGTCTTTTCGCATAGAACCTAAAGATTCTTAACGGGTCTTGACCTGTTGTTAAAGTACCTTTTTCCACAGCCAGTGAAACTAACTCCTGTGCTGTAAAACTAGCTGAGTCAAGCTCAGTCTTTTTACATTCATTCACAGTAGTAATTAACGCATTCATTTGCGGTGTTTTACCTTCAGGCTGTTTACCAGTGAACTTGTATAAAGTTCTTGCTGAACCTTTACCTGCTTTCGAAGGTTTAGGCACTGCTGTCACTTTAGCTTTGCTCAAAGGTTTCGCAGCTGCTGTTTTACTCACAGTTGCGATAGGTGCTCTCTTTTTAGAGGGCGTAGATGTTGCTGTTTGCATATCTTTCTCCTTTCTTTTAGTTAATATAATCTACCTTGCGGTAGAACCAAGTATAAGTGTATATACGAGCCGCACGAAAGTAAAGCAGTACTACGAGCGGCGCATAAAGCAACACTTAATCTTTTCGCCAAACCCTGACGCCTGATATTTCGTTTTCTAATCGATAACGAATTACAAAATGTCTTTCTGGGTCAGACTTCCTACCGAATGTTCTAGTAGCTTGAGATAACCTATTCTTCATACGATTAGCGTTATCTTCTTCTTCTAATACAAAAAAGATAGAGTCACCTACCTCCATTTCGGCAAACGGATATTTGAGTTCATTCCGCATATCAGTAGGGAGCGGAATCCCCTTATCTATTTTAACTTCCATTAATGTACCTCCTTGGTATCTGTAAATGTTACTAAATTATTATCTTCTAAGTAGTTTTTCCAAAACATAAGAATTAAAGAAGGGTCTGTAACCCCCTGTACTTCTTGACAGCCTTGGTTAATCATGGTGTCGGACACTACACGAGCCAACTCATCGTTGGCTCCTTCGTAGAGTGCCGCCCAAACCATACCTAAAACTTCTCCGTCTACGATATATGATTTAGGGTCGGACATTAAGCAGCCCTCGTTACAGCTAGGCTTAACGCTTTGCTTTTACGATTAGCTGCGGCTCCGAACCATGCACTATGAAGTGCGTTACCTTCGGTTTGAGACTCACGTAAATGGTCTTCAACATAAGTAACTGCATTAAGTGCTCCCCACCAAGTACCTTTGGCAGACTTTAGCTGTGCTCCTGGAGAACGGTCTAAAGCTTCCATTACTAATGAAGGGAACTTGTTAAGTTTCTCCGTTAGAGGTTCTTGCATACCTATAAGTTTGCCTTCTGCTCTAAGCAGTTGGTCACGCCTATAGTCAGCAATCATTAAGGGTTGGTATATCTCACTAACATAGTCAAGCACATCAGAATGCTTAGCTTTTGCTTTAGAAAGTAGAGTAGCGTTATTTCTAAACTCTGTCATAGCAGATGCAGATAAGCCTAAAGCTTCTTCTGCTGCTTGCATAACATCACTACCGAACTCTTTAACGTGTGGCATACGAAATGACGCTGTATTACCTTGCTGTAAAGCCATTGTAAGTGTGTTATTACATACAACTCTTATAGGTGTAAGCTTAATGGTCATAGACCTGCCAACGATATGGGGTTGATTAATAAGAAGATAACCTTTTATTTGGTCGTCTCCCGCCAGTTCGAAGTCTTCTGAGATTTTAGCTAAACCCCAAATTTCTCCGCCGTCTTTTAAACTACCTGCAGTTTCCATAGTCATGTGACCTGCATCTGTAAAGTTTTTAAAGAACTTAAATACATCAGCGTTTTGGATAGGGACATAGTCCTTACCGCAATGCGATAGTATTCGGTTATCAGAATCACGAACGATGTGAAAAGTATTCTCCGCTTGGATTATACCTACATCTTCGCTCCACTCGGGGGCGTCTAGCGTATAGCTTGGACGTTTACTAACTGTCCAGTCTAGCTGTGCTGCCTCCTGCATTTGCAATGGAGTGAGATTCGAATCAACCTTAACACCTAAACCGTGCCAAGGAACATCGTTAGCCCACGCCATCGTTTCTACTTGATGTGCCATATATTTCTCCTTTCTATAAATAATGGTCGTACCTTAATTAGTACGCTTACCATTATAGGTAGCAAAGTTAAGAAAGTAAAGCAGTAGCAAGAGCGTCCCAATTATAAGGTATAGTTAAAGTTACAAGAGCATCCGAGCTGTAGCCTTCTTTAACTAAGTCTTGTATTCCGCTAAGACTGTCTATATGGTAGAGTTTGATTTCGTCGTTCTTTCTAGCCATAACGAAAACTTGACCACCGTATGAAGCACGTTTGGCTAACCAAGAAATTTGCATTGGTCGTAGAGTAAGTTTATTTCCTGAATGTATTTCTTTTAATTCTACCCAAAACTCTTTACCTTTAGCACAACCGTTAACATCAGGAACACCTGCCCCTGTCATTCCAGTCTCAATCCTTTGTAGATGGATATTCGGTAGATTCGTCCTCATCAGAAGCCAAAGATTTTTTTCTTTTGCCATATTTATTTAAATTTCCTTTTTCTGTTAGTTCGAGTAGATTAGTTTTTCCAACCTGTTTTCTAGATAGTCCTCTATCCATCATAATTAATTCGTGAATATGTTGTTGTTTTGTAATATAGTGAGGAACTTCAGAAACATAAGCTGTTCCGTCAGCATAAGTTGCGACAGGTAACTCTTCTTGTATTATTCTATCTATTTCGTGTATATCTTCCCAAATTGCATTACTAGGAGCAAACTCTAATACATCTAATAATTGTTGTGGTAAAAGTACGCCACCTTGCATCCATTCACTAGTTGTTTTATTACCGTCGTTACGTAAACCTCCTGTTACTTTCTTTTTACTAAAGTCTGATTTTTTCTCAGAATATATTGCATTTTTCTTACATGTTTGAGAACAATAAGCTGAAACAGATTTAGGGTCACTGTGTTTATATTCTTTTAAACATTGAACACATTTCGATATATGGTCAGGGTCGCTTTTTCCTGTTAATTTAGCAAAATGAAGTACGCTGCATTTAGTACTACAATATTTTTGACTTTTAGGTGGAATATATTTTTTGTTACATTCAATACATAAACCTTTCGAAGTGTTTAAGTACTCTGCGTTTGTTATTTCATATATTTTAGCCATTTATATAGGGTAAAGGAGAAAAACACCAAAGTAAAGCACTAGGCTATTATCAAAAGATGTACGTTTAATTTTATATCTTTCCGAGCCTAAACCCTTAACTACCCTCCGAACGTTTAACCTGTGGCGTCTGAGGAGACCGATTTTTTCTAAATCGGCTAAAATATAGCTTACCAGTTCCATCCTGTATGCGGAGCAACTTTTTGGTTGTCCGAAGCTAGTTTGACGTCTCGCTCACCTAACCATTCATTAAAAGCCCTTTGTGTTTGTTCAACATCCGAGTAGAGTGACTTTAATTCTGCCCATTTATTACGTGCTATTTGTACACCATAGTAATAATCTCCGTCACCGAGTTTACAACGTGTAACTATTTGCCACATACGTTGTTTTGTTATGTCATACTCTTTACCTAATTGTTCTAGAGTAGTTTTTTCTTCTGACCATTTTTCATACATAGTTCTGTATTTAATGGAGTTTTCTTTAGCTTTTATTTCTGAGATACCTTTCATCTTTTTATTTCCTCTGTTTCGCCCCATGACGTTCCTAGTTCTTGGTCCACTAATAGGGGTACAGCAAGTTTTACACAGTTCTCCATTATTCTTGTTACTGTGTTGGCTTGTTCTGTGTTCTCTATTGAAATATCAACTTCATCGTGGACTTGTAGGTGAGGAACTATTCCTTCCTCCCATAGACCGAGCATAGCTAATTTTGTCATATCAGCAGCTGAGCCTTGTATTAAACGATTTAGGGCTTTATATGTATATGAACGCTTTAAATTATCACCGTACTTTTCTTTCGCTTCTTCTAATGGTAGAGGTAGAGTGCGTTCGTATCTACTTTCCCATAAATCGAAACGGCAACGTCTTCCAGCAAAGGTTTTTATATAACCTCTATCCATCGCGACTCTTGCACATTGGTCTTGTAATGCCCTTATAAAAGGAACTTTAGCATGATATTGTTGAAAAAGCTTTTCAGCTTCCGTATCATCTAGACCTAATTCATTAATTAGTTTTTCTTTACCCATTCCATAACTCAAACCAAGGTTAATAGTTTTAGCTTGTTTACGTGGTATATTTGCCATATCTGCTACTATTTGGTGAAAGTCAGCATTTTCTTCTGTATAGAGTGTTACTGCATCCTGAGCACCTGTTAACTTCATTTGGTCTGCGTAATGTACTGTTAATCTAGGTTCTTGTTGAGAGTAATCGAATACACCCCACTTACACCCTTCTTCAGGTATAAACAAAGAACGGATTAAATTACCTATTTCTGGGTCTCTTGCAGGAACTTGTTGTAGATTAGGATTACTATAACTAAACCTACCACTGACCGTGCCGCCACGGTCGTTACGCATAGCATGTGCTTCTGCGTGTATCCTGCCGTTAAAACAATGGTCTTTAATCATCTTATCGATAAAAGTAGTTCTTGCTTTATTAAGTTTTCTAGCTTTAACAATAAGTTGAGGTAGTTCATGGTCATGTCCTTCTAACCAATCTTTTTGGAAACTAGGCATACCTTTAGCTGTTCTAGGAAACCATAGTTTATTCTTTTCGAAGATAGCTTCTAAAGAAGCATTAGCCCAAAGGTTTACTTCAGAGCCATACTGTCTTTTAATCTCCACCATTATCTTTTGTTCTTGTATCGATAATCGTTTACTAACTGTATCAGCTTTTTCTTCGTCTACTCTAACTCCTCTCCATCTCATTTCTAATAATAGAGGGATTAACCTACATTCCATATCTAATATGTTTTCTAAGTTTTGGTCTGCTATCTCAACCTTTAACTTATTCCAAAGTTTTAAGGTTAGTGCTGCATCTTGCTCACCATAAGGACCAACGTATTTAGAATGTAGTTTATACATTTCTGATTTAGGATTAATCCCAAACGCTAGTGCTGCATCTTGTAATAAAGACTCGTCTTTTTTCTGATTACAATAAAACTCACCTAAGTTATCTAACGAATAAGAATATCTGTTTTCGTTAACTAACGGTGCGGCGACGATAGTATCAAGTATTTTACCTTTTACATCAACCCCTTCTCTCCTTAACCAACCCACATCGTAGAGTGAGTTGTGGAAAATAACTTCACGTTTTTCAGACGATAGAGTATTTTTCAACCACCTAAGTACAAGACCTTCGTCAAGGTTTCCTCCACCCTCGTGACGTATAGGAAAATAGCCTTGCCAATCTTTTGTAGCTATTCCTACCCCGACTACATAACCCCTACCTGTAGCCCATCCTGGACCACAAGTCATAAGATGAGGGTCATAAGTTTCTAAGTCTACTGCTATTGTTTCTGTATCAGAGAACTGAGGAAAAATAGCAGGAACAGACCATGAACTTTTTGGAGGAAACATCGAACCTTGTAACATTTATTCCCCTATGTTATCTGTTGTTATTCTAACAACTTTCTTAGCGGGTTTCTTTTTAACAGCTTTTTTCTTAGGTGCTTTACCACCTACCCATGCTTCATTAACATCTGGAGTAGATTTATCATCTGCTACATACTTGCCTTTCTTTCTAGCACGTTTAGGTTTGACTGTAACGACAGGTTTTTTAAACTTATCTAAGTGTACAGTTGCATCTTTCATAGCTTTTTTGATTACTTTTGTTTTAGCAACTTCGTCAGCCATCGTTGATGGTGGTGTTATAAAACTAATTAATTTTGACCAAAATCCCATACTAGTCCTCCTCTCTATCTTCTTCGACAGAGTAATTAACATCTTCAGCTTCTTCTATAACAGTGCCTGTCACAGTATTATCTAAGATGTGTTCTTCAGTTAATAATAAATACCTACGTAAATCTCTGATATCATCGAGTAGACCTGCTTCGCCTGTATAGACTTCACCAGCCTCGAATATATCCCAACCATGCTTTTGTGCTTGGTGTTCGATTCTATCGAACTTACGTGCTAACATCATAAAGGCACCAACACCTCCACGACGTTTCCAAGAATCACCGTAAGATTTCTCAGCTTTTTGTAATGCTGATAAATCATTTTGAGCGACGTCTTTCATTTTTTCCCATTTAGTCATGAGTTTTCTCCTTTTCCGCAGGGTTAGTAATAGTCTTATCTCGTTTGCGGACCCAGTCGAGACAAGCTCTTCTCCAGTCTAGAGCTTTTATATCATTTATTTTTTCGTATGCGTATTTAAAACCACCATTTTTGTATGAAGCGTAGGCTCGTACCATAGGAACAGCTATATCTTTAAGTGCTGAGTTTGACCAATTAATATCATCTAAATCATCATATATCCAATTAATATCATCTAAATCATCATATAACCAATTATCAACAGGATACATATTAAAGAATTTATTTAACTCCCACTCTAAAGTATTAGCGTTTGGAAATAAGGGTAAGTGTTCGTGTTCATTTATATAGGTATCATATGGATTCTTTATATCTCTATATGTATAAATATCTAACTCCATATCTTTAACTTTATCCCAAACAGGGTTTAAGTAAATATGAAAACTATCACTAATTTGTCTATAAACACCCATTTCAACATCTAACAAAGCTGCCATATATTCTTGTAAAACTGACATATGAACTGCGTTAGCACCGTAAGCACCCCACAACATATCATTAGACCTATTACATACAGTCATATTTAATTTACCTTCTCTGATTTTAAAATAGATATTCGTATTACACGGAACGTCCTTACCTTGTCTATTTAAATCTTTCAAAGGGTCCCACATTTGTAAAACGGCTCGTCTATCTTCAGGGTTTTCTTTTAACATTTTAACAATTATTTCTAACTGGTCTTTAAGGAAATAACTTCTCCATCTCCAACCATAAGCACCCCACAACATATCACCGTCATCAGAAAAATCTTCCATAGATTTAACAAAATAAGTTAATGGTTTTAAATCACTACGTCCTGCTAACATCCAAAGACTTTCTATAAAATGGAAAAAAGGATTAGCATCTCTTTCGTTTATTAAACAAACTCTTTCCCAAGGTTTATTATAAACAGTCGTTACAGGGTCTAATGCCTCGTAAGTCGTACCGTTACGGCTTTCTTGTACTCTATAACTAGTATCGTCATTAAATAAATCGATACCAAGTAGTAAAGCATCGTTTACATTTCTTGCATTAATTACCTTCATAGCTGACTTTGATATCCTTCTACTATTTCTCCTATAAGGTAGCGTATCTCATCATCTGTTAGTAACGGAAGCTTTCGTTTTACAAAAGCTACTGCCATAGACTCACTCGAAGATACCTTTAAAAAGAATGCTACTTCTAAGAATTGTGTATAATAAATATCAACTGAGTCCCCCCAGTCTTCTAAGAGCTCTATTGCTCTATCACTCATTTTTCCCATACTTACTTTCTCCATCTATTAAATCCTCCACCATAGGACGATTATTTGGTTTATATATAGACCTTGTTCTACCCTGACCTTTATACAGTCTAGAGTATTTATCGAACTCACAAAGTCCTCCTTCTATCTCTCTCATCTCATACGGTAAATCATTACGTCTTATTACAGACAAAGGTAATCTTTCAATAACCGTTTTATATAAATCCCTCATCTCACCACACCAGTCGTGGCTACGTTTAGAATAACCTAATTCTCTACCTGTTAATCTATTTAAGCCTCTCATGGCTCCTGGACCTGCGTTAGCCCACGTAAGCACATCTTCTGCATCTTCTAATAGATAAGTATGTCTCAAATCTGTAACTACCTCGTAAGCCATAAATGGTCCCATATATGGATAATCTCTAAGTAGAGTCCACACGTTTTCTAAAGATTTAGTTTGTTGAATTTCATTAACTAAATATTCTCTATCTTTCCACATATGAGAAATACATTCAGCGACTCCTGTAACTTTGTCCATACCGTTTGGTGTTTTAATAATATAAGCACCAGTAATCCATTGAGGCTGTTTAGTTATTTCCTTAATAGCTTTCTTTCTGTTCCAGTCTTTTAGTAGGTTATGTTCTATTAAAGTCCTGCCTGTATCTATATGGTTAAACCACCTGAAAATAACGGTAGCCATAAAAACATCTGGATTATTCTCCATAGGTTTTCTTATATGTTCTCTAAACCACCGAGTATTTCTATCTTCTTCTCGGAAAACCTGACAAAACTTAAATTCTCGAAGAATTGGGTCATCTGTCCACGGAGAAGGCATTTTATATACTTCTTTACGCTGACGTATAAGTTCCCTCTCTGTTTGCCAATAACAATATCTGTCCAACTCTTCTCGAATAAATGGTGTCATTACTTTTTCCTTAATACCCACGCACAATTATTAGAATACTCAGGATAAGGTGCTGCTGCTGCTACACGCAAGAACTGTCTACCATATCTAGTTTCTAACATCTCTACTTGTTCAGGAGTCCATGCTCTAGGGTATCTTTTTACAGTACTATGTAGAGGTATTCCATCAACAGAAGGTTCTACTTGTTCTTTCATAGCTTTCCTTAAATTAGGTAGTTGTATAAAAGTTCCTGTAACGTCTTCTATAATAAAGTTCCTTTCTAGTTCTTCTTTAAGTTCTTGAAAACCCCACTCGTATACGTGGTCTTCAGGTAATTTGTCGTTAGAACCGTCGTGGTTAGGCGTTGATATATAAGCTAATGCATTAGGTCGCATTGTTCTTGCTGCATCGTCTAGCCAAGGACCAACGAACTCTCTGCCCATATGTTCGATAACTTCAGTAGACCAAAAGAAGTCAATACTTTCGTCTGCTAACTCATGGAATATATTGAGTCGCTTACCCTTTTCATTGAACTGAGGAACAGTTACATCAACTATACTGAGTTTACCGTTAAAGTTTTTAAACCAAGTAGAATCAACTAAAGGCTCTCCTCCATTAGACCAGTACGGGTTTTCTATCTCACAGGCAGGGTCTATATCTGTTCCGTAATAAGAACTGATAATATCAGATTTCTTTACAACGTATGCTTTATATAAATTCCTAAGTACCCAACACTCTCCACAACCCATTTCAAATGTATCTAACGGTCTACCTAGTTCTTTAGCCTCGCTAATACATAAACTAGATATCTTATCAAACCTGCTTATATGAGCAAGTTCATCGGGTCTCCAGTTCGCTAATACCCCCGCCGAAGCAAGGTCCATTCTTGTGTTTTTACTGTCGTTTTCGTTAACAGTTAATTTCTTTCTTATTGATGACATATTTTACCTCCACCAACTTGGTTTATTTCTACCCTTCTCCCATTTAGCGTAATGTTTTTCGTTAACAACGTAATTACGATAAGCAAGAGTAGAGTCCTCGGTTTTGTACTCATCTGGCATAGCTTGTGCTACGTCGGTCATAAGACCTTTAGTAATATTTTTAGGCATTACATACAGAGCATCAGCTAGTTTTTCGAGACTAGCATGAGTACGTTTATAGCGATAAGTATATTCATTACCTAACGCTAAAAAATGTTTATAGAGCCACCAGTAGTTACCACTACATTCTCTAGCCCATATAGTACAAGGGTGGTTCATATAAGCTTGTTTATATAAACCCACACTATCAGCATATTTATCTCCGTCAAGTATACGGTGAGCCGTACATAACATCTGTGCGGTTTCTAAAGGCATCTTGACCAACATCTTGTCGGGCTGAGCCTCTGCTGAAAGAACAGGGTCTTTGTTAAAATAAAATATGTTCATAATTTTCTCCTTTCTTTAAACACCCGAATAATATACTTTATAATTATATGCAAAGTAAAGGACTTTTACAACTGATAGCAGCGTGTCGTTTTAGGTTCAATAAGAAACAGGTTTTCTTTAGTTCTTGTTACTCCTACGTAAAATACTCTATTTTCATCATCAGGATTTTGTTGATAGTTTTTATATACTCTTGCTGTTATATCTGTTAACAATACTACGTTGGTGGCTTCACCACCTTTAGCAGCATGAATAGTAGACAATCGTATTCTTGGTAACTTAGTTATCTTTTCTCCTCTACGTAACATAGCTCTTATGTAACTAATTTCTTTAGGGCTTAATAAAGTAAAAACGTCATACCAATATCCGTCTGGTAGGTCGGAGAAATGGCTTTTTAAATCTTGGTACTGTAGAGTTATATTAGAGTCGAGCATATCTAATTTCTTAGGTTTTTCAACTTTTATATATTTCAATATATTGGCACATTCTGTAAGTGAAATACCTTGTCCTTTGGTCAACCTTTCCCAATAAATTACTGCTCTTACTTTTGCCTCTGAAATACTTGGTCTGCCTTTTACTTCGAAAAACCAACCCTCGTTTCTACAATACTCATCTACTTCTTCTAGTAAATAATTAGTCCTAGCTAAAACTAACCAATCACCTTTTTCCATATTTACTAATTCTATTGTTGGTTCCCACCTAACTTGTCCTTCGTCTTTCCTAGGAGTCCATTCTTTATATATCCTAGAACGTACTTGACTTATACATTTACGAGCAATCTCATGTACTGAAGAAGGTACTCTATATGATTGTTTTAAAACCATAGCGTTTTTAGAATTATTAATTAAATAATCCACATCAGCACCTGCCCACTTATATATTGCTTGGTCGTCATCTCCTGCTACGTATATCTTTTTTGCTTTTTCTGCTAGTTTACGTACAACAGCCCACTGTAAGGGAGACAAATCTTGTGCTTCATCTACGAACATAACGTCTAATTCAGGCACGTCTCCCTCTATAAGAAACTTTTGTAACATATCTGTATAGTCAACGAGTAATCTGTCTTGTTTAAATAACTTTAATCCTCTAGCATATCGTTCTAACTCGAACCAACCTACTGCATCGTCGACCTCGTGCCATTGTTCTTCTAACGGTATATTACGCATACGGGCAAGGTTTTCTATAAAAGCTAATCTATCGTCATGGGTCATACCGAACAAATGACCGTCATCAGATGTTGTTCTACCTGTTAATTTTAAGTTCATCTTTTCGTTAAGGTCTTTTATATCTGTATTACTAACTACACTTTCTCGAGTTAATCCTAGTTGTCTAAACGCTAGTGAATGTAACGTTCTAAAGAAAGGTAGTTCTTTATTACTAATATTGAATCTATTGATTGCTCTTTCTTTTCCTTCCTTTACAGCTTTTTTAGTAAATGTAAAGAAACCAATGCTCTCGGGCTGTGTACCACTTTCTAATTCATCTTCGATTAAACCAAGTAACGTACTCGTTTTCCCTGTTCCTGGAGGTCCAAGAATAACTTGTGTATGACTAGGTAATGTCATAACCCAGTCCTAAATGTTAGATTAATTCTTTTCTCTGTATTCTGTAAATCAGGAACAGCGTGAGTAGATTTCATTTGATTATGTCCATCGAACATTAAAACGTCTCCGTGTTCTAAAACAAAAAATCTTTCGTCTACTATGAAATTTTCTTTCGAAAGGTCTTTTATTTCACTAGTGTTAGTATGGTCTTTAATAGGGTTTTGATAGGTACGTTGTATAAATACACGAGGAGCTCCAAAAGAAATAGAAACAACTAAATCATCTAATGTAGGAACGGTGTCTGAATGGTGTGGTATTCCTTTACCGTCTCTAGCGTAATAACCGCATAAACAAAATGTAAATTCTTTATGAATACCAAATTCTTCCCATATTAATTTCTCTGCTTTTTCTTTTATTATCGTCATCGGATAAGTCCATGGGTCTGGTTTGTAGAGTTTACCTGCATAATCAAAAGAAGAACTGCCATAACCTTTTGTAGGTCTGCCTTTTACAGTTTTACCTTCGAACTGTCTTTCTCTAGGTTCATCCCATTCTGTTATTCTAGGTTCATCGTCTTTAAAATAATGTTTTATATAATGTATCATAATAAATTATCGTTAAAGTTAGGTAAGTCATGGGGCTCATCCTGTGCTTTAAATTCTTCTATAAACCATACGTTTACACCTCTACCTTTTATATTAAAAAAGTACGGCTCTCCATGAAGCTGTTTTAGTTTAGAGGTTAGTCTATTCCTTTGGTAATCTTTAAAGTTATTTTTATGTAAGTAATCCATTAAATCAGCTAACCTAAAATAAGTCCTGCCTTTATCTGTCCAAGGTTTATGTAACAATAACTCATCACGTTCTCTAGCAGGTCTTTCTGTACAAAAGTTTTCTAATAGTTCTAAGAAATGACCTTCGGTAGAACTTTCTTTAGGTACTTCTACTATAGTTATAGCGTCTAGTAACTGTTGTATAATCTGATTCCACACGTTTTCTTTTACTTTAGGTGGTATCTTATTTAAAGAATCCATACATTTACGCTGAAACCTGTTTTGATTTAACAAGTCGTCAGTCTCTAACTCTAGACGACCGCCTTCTACATCTAAAAACCATATAGGAGGGTCACTGTCTTGTTTTGTAAGGTTACTAAATAAAGGTGTCCCTCCATTAGCCCCGATACCAAACTTACGAGTCCTACATAAAGGACTATTACAATGACTAGATATTGGTTGGTCATTACATTTATAAAAGTAATCTTTTCTTTGTAATTGTTTACCAATCGTTAATACTTCTTGTGCCCCTAACGGAGGTTGCATATACTTTATATTCACATCTTCTAATCGTTTTTCCCAATCGTCTGGAAATTTCTTTCTTAAAAACACACCTACATTAAATAATCCTGAGTTTCTTGTTCCCTTAGGAAAACCCTGTACTATTAAATGTTGTATACATGGAGGTGCTTGGTCTAGCCACTCTACTGATTCAGTTAAAGGACTAGCTTCAAGCTTTTCTAATTGACTGGGGCTTAGTTCTATAGTTTGTGCATAGTTTAAAAATTCTCTAGGGGTTAATGCTTGTCCTTCTTTACCGTAGGCATACCTTGTAGAGTTCTCTCCTCCAAAGTATGGCATATTTAAGGTGCTTCCTCTATCACCTCTATCTAATAATAATTTAGTTTGTTTTGGAAATATCTCTGCTTGTCCATAACCAATAGAAGCGGCAATCTGTCTTAGTTTTCTTTGTAACATTGATGCTGATATAGCTTCATTTAAAAATATATAAATATGAGCACCGCCACTTTTACTTCGGCATAAGACAAGAGGTAATTCTTGTTTAGCTATTTTCTTAGCTAAGTCTTTTAGGTCTAGTTGATATTCATCAACATCTATAGCACCCCAGACACAACTGTTTTCTTCATCTATCGCTACAATTCCAACACTCTGCTGACCTGACAAATGGTTTTCCCATAACCCAAGGAGGTCTTTATCAGACAACTCCTTAGATATGGTTATGTTCTTACCACTTGCCTTGCCATCTTCTCTTAGGTCATTACTTGCTGTAAAAGTCCCATAAGCCGAACGTAGTCCTGCGTAGCGTTTAGCAAATTCTTCTGCTAACGACATAACACTACTCCGTTATTAGTTTTGTTCTTGTTTTACTGCAACGTCTCCTGACCTAGCTGCTGACATAAAGTCTCTAGCCATTACAGCTACACTCATATCAGTAGGACCTTCTTGATTAACACTATAAGCATTCCAACTGCCTTTATCGTTAGATTGAACAGTAGATGTTAATCTATAACTATAAGCAAACATCGGTGCTTCTACGTTAACCCCTTGAGAGTTTTGTACTCTAGCCATTCTTAACATAGTTAACCATTTCCTAGAAACGCCTAGCTGTGTTGAAGTAAAAGCAAGAACTGCTTGTTGTGCCGTATCACCTTCTAAAACTAATACGAAGAACTGTGCAGTTTCTACAATCTCATTACCGTTAGCCATGTAATGTCTTCTATCGTCTGGATTCCTAGTACAACTAGATAATACAGATATATCATGGTTAGCGTTTACAAGACCACCGCCTTTTTCTCTAGGAATCCATTCTATGTACTTTTTATTATAAGCACAAGGAACTATAGATATCCCTTTCTCTCCGTCGTAAGCTTCTCCAGTAACTGTGTTGTACAAATCACCTGCACTAGCACCCGCTACATAACTTCCGTTTTGTTTTTGTAATTGAGGAGACATAGGTTGTAGAACTCTAATAAAAGGAATTGCAAAATCCTCTGTAGTAGTTTCTTCTAACCCTGTACCCCCTGACAATAGATTATCGTCAAAAGTGCTGATAGAGGTCGAACCCTGTTCAGCTATTTCCGTTTTGTTGTCTGCCATAATATTAATCCTTTTTAATAATAGCTTTAGTACCTATATAGATACCAAAAGGCTCGGTTGGTATATCATTCCCCGAAGTAAACTGCTCTTTTACAAAAGCTTTTAGCGTACTAGGGTGAACACTTTGGCGTACTTCAGGTGATAATCCTCTGGATTGTAAAGCCGAAACAGTTTCATCAACTACTTGGGTTTCTTCACGTCCGAACTTTAAAAGAACCTCGTTCTTTATTAGTCCTTCATGTCCATTGGCTACTAGCCATTCATACGCTTTTTCTTGGTTTGCTTTCGATATGTGAGCGTTATAAAATTCATTAACAGCGATATTCTCACCACTACTTAATTTTATTTGAGTAAGTCCTGCTGCTTGCATAGCATCAGGTAACTCTTGCTCCGAAGTCAAACGAAGTTCTTCTTTTTTAGCTTTTAAAGTAGTCTCTAACTCAACTACTTCCGTAGCAAGTTTCAACTGTTTATTGGCTAAATCAGAAACTATAGAGAGTTCTCCATCAGTAACATTATTTGTCCATTCCTGAACATCTTTTGTACCAATTAAGTCCTCAAAGGTTGGTTTCTCAGTCATTTATTTCTCCTTTCTGGTTTAGGTCGATATCAACAGGATAATACATACCTTCCTGTCTATCCCATTTAAGGATACTATATCTACCTTGGTTATAATATGCAGCGATGGAACACGCTACGCCAATAGCGGCGGGGTCGCCGATTAATAATAAGTAATCTTCCTCTTTATAATCCTGTAGGACTTTTTTCATCCTACGAACAGAGGGAGCAGCACTTAACATTATCTGTGTGTTAGAAGGTAATAGAACTTCAAAATCACCATACTGTCGAGCAGATGCGATATTTCGTCCTTGAACTTCTTGTATAACATATACAGTCACTATTTTTCTCCTTTCTTATTTCTAGCTAATAAATAATATATATCAATAAAGTCAAAGTAAAGCTATTACCGATATATATATTTTAAAAAGAAAAACTTTATACTAAAAATTTTTTAATAACTACTAATATCTTTAATAAACTAATACTGACTTTAAATTTACCTAGTGTTTAAAAGGATTTATCGATATTAGTTTTATAATAATCAATATTAGAAACAGATTATTCTATTAGAGGGCATGGGAAAACTTTTTGTTTGGGCTATTATTTATATCTATTTGTAATATATAATGGGAACTAGAAATTAGAAAGGTGATATGAAATATAAGTTTAAAACGAAGCCATATGAGCATCAGCTTGAAGCATTAAAACGTTCTTGGAATAAAAAAGAATATGCTTATTTTATGGAAATGGGTACTGGTAAATCAAAAGTACTTATAGATAACATAGCTTTATTATATGATAAAGGCGGAATCAATGCGGCTATAATAATAGCACCTAAAGGCGTTTATAGAAACTGGTCTGAGAAAGAGATACCTAGTCATATGCCTGACCATATAGAAAAATATATGGCAGTATGGACACCTGCTCCTACTAATAAACAAAAACAAGAACTACTAAAACTGTTCGATGTAACAGATGATTTAAAAATATTAGTTGTTAATGTAGAAGCATTTAGTACGAAGAAAGGCGTAGCATTTGTTGAGAAATTTATACTTGCCCATAATTGTTTAATAGCTGTTGATGAATCTACTACTATTAAAAACCCTAAAGCACAACGTACTAAGAATTTATTGAAGTTAGCAGTCAATACAAAATACCGTAGAATATTAACAGGATTTCCCGTTACTCAATCACCGTTAGATTTATATAGTCAAAGTACATTTCTATCACCACAACTATTAGGTTATACATCTTTTTATTCATTTCAAAATAGATATGCAAAACTAATTAATAGAACTATGGGAACTAGAACCTTTAGGCAAGTCGTTGGTTATCAAAATTTAGAAGAACTTACTGGAAATGTAAATGAGTTCTCTTATAGGGTGCTAAAGAAAGAGTGTTTAGACCTTCCTGATAAAGTATATCAACGTAGGGAAGTAGAACTAACTCCTGAACAAAAGAAAGTCTATAAACAATTAACAGATTACGCTATCGCTGAATTAAACTCTCATGAAATAGTTAGTGTAACTTCAGTACTTACACAAATCCTAAGATTACATCAAGTCGTATGTGGTTTCGTTAAACATGACCAAGGAGAAGAAGTTGAAATAGCTTCTAACCGTTTAGATGAACTAATAAATATCTTAGAAGAAGTACAAGGTAAAACTATTATATGGGCTAACTATCAATTCGATATAAAAAGAATTAGAAAGAAACTACATGATATAGCAGGGGTTAATAGCGTAGCTACTTATTATGGAGAAACACCAGACGAAGACCGTCAAGAAATAATAAGAAGATTTCAAGACCCAAACTCAGAACTTAAATATTTAATTAGTAATACTCAAACAGGTGGTTATGGTATTACGCTTACCGAAGCAAGTAATGTTATTTATTATAGTAATAATTATGACCTCGAAAAACGATTACAATCTGAAGACCGTGCTCATCGTATAGGTCAAACTAATAAAGTAACCTACATAGACCTTGTTGCTAAAGGAACTGTAGATGAAAAGATTGTTAAAGCCCTAAGAAATAAACTCGACCTAGCACAAGAAGTACTAGGTGACGAGAAATGGAAAGATTGGATAGGTTAACCGTCAGTTCTTTGTTTTACTAACATATCTAAAGCATCTTGGTAAGACATAGAATCTTTATCAGACATACTTCTACCTGATTGACCTTGTAACTGACCCATAGCTTCGCTCATCATTTGTTCTTGTATATCTGGTTTTTGTAAGTTTTCCATAATCATTTGACGTAACATATCAGAATCAGATAAACTTGTACCTTCATTAGCATACATAGGCATTCCCATATTAGCATACATAGGTCCACCGTCTTCTCTTTTTAGAATTTGATCAACGACTTCAGGATTTGTTTTTTGTAACGCTTGTAATCCAGGGTTTAATTCACCACCGTCTTCTTTATACATAGGCATTCCCATTTGAGCATACAAAGGTCCGCCGCCCATCATCATCTGTGGTTCTTGACCACCAGCACTTGCCGCTTGTATTAACATATCTTTAGTATTATCAATTAAACCGATAGCTGCGTTTATATCCCCACCTGCTCTATCTACAACAGCTTCAGCTAACATCATTGCATCTTGTTGAGGGTCTGGAGCTCCTTCTTCCATAGGAGGTTGTCCTTCCATAGCCATTTCACCCATTCCTTGTTCAGGCATTGGAGGTTGTCCACCACCCATTCCTGGGGGAGGTCCCCCCATTGGAGGTCCACCCATCGGAGGTCCTGGAGGCGGTCCACCCATTCCTGGGGGTGCCATTGATGTTATACCTGTTAATTTTTCATTTGGGTCCATAATTATCTCCTTGGTCGGAATCCCGCTTGGAATACCTGTGTTGTTAGTGTATCACCTTGTCCTTGCATTGGCAACTGTGAAATGCCTCCGCCCATATTCATACCTTGCGGCATTATATGAGGACGTCTTTTTGGTGGCACCTGTGGTGGTTTTGGTAGTTTTCTTCCTCCGCCGTCATCTGGTAATTTTGGTAACCTTATAGGTGGTGGTGGTTCGAATCCAGGAGCCGAACCAAACAATCGAGGGTCCATCATTTGTGCCCTATTAAAATTACTTTCGTTAGACGGTTGTTCGTACGGTGTATACGGATTTCTCATAGCTTCACCTGTATACGGATTTATCGGTCCACTCGGCGGCGGTGGAGGTGGTGGTGGTGGCGGCAGTATAATATCTTCAGGTGGGTCATATGGAGGTTCAAACGGAGGCTCAAACGGAGGCTCAAACGGAGGTCTTCCTTTTCTTGGTCCATTTCCAGGAGGGAATCTTGGTCCATCTTCAGGTGGGAATATTGGTCCATCGTTTATTGGAGGCTCAAACGGAGGTTCAAACGGAGGCTCAAAAATATCTCCAAACGGATTACCATTAAATCCTTGTGGAGGCGGAGTAAATATAGGCTCGTCTCTACGAGGAGTCATTACAGGTGCTTGTGGTAATGAAGCTATACCTTGTTCTTTTTCTGTAGCTAAATTGTTTTTAAAATCAGCTACATCTGCTTCGTATTGGTCAGTAGCTATCTGTCTAGAATCGTTAGCATCTTTTCTTAAATCAATCGCTTCTTGTATTTCTGGTGGTATGTACGGAGCAGGACGCATTTGCGAACTTGCCCTATTAAAAGCTTTTGTAAAGGGGTTGTTAAACACACTTGCCATTAATTTTGTCCTCCCATAGAGTTACCTAACGCATTACCCACCACATTAAATCCTGTAGCTGCTCCAGCTGCTGCAGCCAGTGGTACTGAAATAGGAGCCATTTGAAGACCTGTTCTTAATTGAGCAGGTAATAGTCCTGTTGTAGGTTTTAAGTTTTTATTATCTGTTGTTTTCATAAATTCCTGTAAGTAAAATAAATACTCTTCTGACCTAAAAGGACTTTCTCCTGCTTCTGATTGAAAAGCTGTATCATCAAAACTTTCATCTTCTTTTATTCCTTCTAAATTTCTAGCCATATCGTTCGATTGAATAGTGTCTAATGAATATAAAAAACGTATTGTATCATCTACATTAGTTTTTCTATTCATCTGCCTTACTAATTTATCTAATAAGTTAGGGTCTTGTATAGAACGAGCTAATAAATCGTTAGTTTGTACTTGTAACATTCTATCTCTCCAACCGAACCTATAGGTATATGGATTTAAAGGACCAAAAAGTAATCTACCCAACGTAGGTATATCTAATTTTTCTTGCTCTCCTAGTCTTAAAGCTCCTCCGACAACCTCAGTATCTACTTCTTTCATTCTTTTTGATTGTTGAACGGCTGCGTTTAACTTTTTAATATTAGCAAGTTCGTTAGGTTTTAAAAACATACTATATAGTTTATCAAAAGTAACTGGAATTTCTTGTCCTTTAGGTGTTGAAGAAACATAATTTCCTGTTAATAGGTCATTAAGTTTATCTGGATTAATTGTTTTAAGACCGTCAGGACCTACATCTATTACTTGATTATAAATATCAGCTCTAACAACTGAATTCAATTGGTTTTTTAATTCACGGTCGCTACTGGAATTAACTATTTTGGCTAATTTTTTCCTCATTTGAATACCACCTGAAGCATTAAGCAGTTCATCTCCACGAATAATACTTAAAATCATAGTTTCGGGGTCGCCATCAATAAACGGTGAAAATTCTTTAGTTATCCTAGCTAATGTTTCATCTCTTTTTGTGGTTATTGATTCAACATACCGCATGGTAGAATTTAAACTATCCCACTGAGGAGGTCTTGAAACTATTGTTTCGATATTATCAGTGTAAAAAGAACTTTTTAATAAACCACCGTTTTGTTTCATCCATTTATCATGAGCTTCTTTCATGCCTTTAAAATCTTTTCTAGTACCCACCATAAAAGGTTCTATGACCTGTTCTTTATACTTAGCCCCAATCCCTTTTTGTAATTGCATTAACACGTTAAATCCTTCTCCTGAAGTATCTTCACGTAACATTTTAAATAACGGGTCTGCTATTACATGATAATGTTCTCCTCCTTCCTTACTACTAAACATAGCATTCACCATACTTTCTGGGTTAGTTCTTCCCTTGTTTAATAAATTTCTTATGAATACATTATTAGCGGTTAGTGCTCTTTCCCCGTATTGAGCTAATGAATCAAAATAATCAGAGCCAAAATCAGTTCTGTCTCTATACTGTTTTATAGTTTCGTCTGAATTTTTCAGTTGTTTAGATGCATTTTTAAACATAATTTCTTGTTGTTTTTCTATAGCATTGATAACATCTTGAATTGCATTAACTGAAGGTTCTTTAGCTTTACCTTTTACACTGTTTTTAAGTTGTTTTAATTTATTTTTTAATTCATGCATTTCTTTAAAAGTAAAAGTCGTACCTCCAAATTGACCTGCTTCAGACCGTCCTTGCATTTGTAACAACGCGGCTTTTACTGAACCGTTCGTTGGAGAAATACCTGCGTCTTTATAAAACCAATCAGCTAAAGCTTTATCTTTTACAAAAATATTCCCACCGTCTTTCTTTAAAATTTCTCTTATAGCCACAGCTAAAGGAGATTTATAATTCATCGAGGTACTTAATCCTGCATATTTATCATTAACTAAAACATTTATTTTATCACTAGAGTCTTTTAAAAAATTCTTTTGTATTAAAGCCAGTCTTGATAAAGTGGGTTCGTTATATAAGTTTAATTGAGCCTGAGGGTCTCTTATTTTACCAAAAGTATAACGGCTCGACGCTATATCATCACCTAGTTCTCCAGGAAGTTCATCAACTGTTTCATTAAGTCCTTTAATTCTATTTCTTTCTAAATTAGACCTACTTATACCAAATTCAGCAGGGTCTAATCCTAAGTTTATTAATGCTTGCATATCTGCTGTACCTAATTCTGCAGCAGTTCCGTAAACTTCCCAAGCCTCGTCTAGTTCTTTCATAAAAGTATCGTTAATTAAATTTTGTCCTTTAGGACCTAATGCTTCAGCTAATTCAGCAGCAGATTGTTTTGCACCTTCTAATGTTTTAGAGTTTAATAATAAATCTTGAGCAAATATATTTCTAGCTAATTCATTATCGAATATTTGATTTTCTAAAATTTCTACTGTTTTATTAGCTGAAAAACCTTTTTCTCTCATTATTTTTAACATAGCTAATGAAAAATTAGCATCTGTTCCTTGCATTCCTTCCCCTTGGAATATAGTGTAATTAACACCAGTAACTTCTTCCATTACTTTTTTTATTTCTGTTGGGCTAGCACCAATAATTTCATCAAAAAGAGCCGTTGCTTCTGGTGTACCTTCTTTTACTCCTCTAGCTTTTAAACCTTTTTGATAATCATTTCGTAAGTCAGCTAATCTTTGTATAATAAAATCAGGAGGATTTTTACCCGTTATAAAATTCCACGTACCTCGTGCTCCATTCATTAAACCAATTGCAGCAGAATTACCTGCAGTAGCATAAGCACCTATTAAAGCAGATTCTTTAAAAGCTTGTTCAAAAAATTCAGGGTCTTCAAAACCATCATAAGCTAGTTCTCCTGCCGCTAATTTTATAAAATCTCCACTAGCAGCTCCTGCACCCATTAGCGTAGCATCTTTTCCAAAATCAATTATTTTAGTTGACGTTGGTTTAAAATAACGAGCACCAACTAACCTCGGTTTTCTTGTAAGATATAAAGCAAGAAGTTCACCTGAAATCGCAGGAAGTTCTTTAGTTACAAAATCTGCTAAATCATTTCCATTAAATCCAGGGTCATTAAAAGGAATCATTTCTACTAATGTTCCGTCTTTATCTCTTTCATACGTGATTAAAGGACCTTGTTCTCCCACAGGACGTCCAGGAAACAAACGTTCCGCTGTAGGTATTCGATAACCCATATCATCATAGACTGGCTTATCTTCTAACATTTTATTTAAATCGTTTTCATCCATCCCTCTAGGTAAAAGAGAAGCACCAAACCGTTCTCCAGTAGAGGCTCCTTGATAAGGATTTACCCCTGCATCTCCCATCTCTTTTTGATTTCTATAGGTATATAAATCCCAAGCTAAAGGCGATTGATAACCTGTACGTTCATCTATACGAAGTTGAGAATTTCTTAATATACTTTCTTTATTAAAAGCTTCTTCGGTTATCCCCATAATATCTCTTATTTCATCAGGATTATTAGTGGGAACGAAAGAAGGGTCACTAGAATTTTTTGATATATAATCTGTCCACTGAGCACTGTTAGTTATTGTTTCTGGAATAGCAACAGGTACTGGGGGGAAAATTTTCGATTTTTCTGTACCTAATAAATTATCCATCTCTATACTAAATGGAACACCTCTTTCTTTTAAATACGTTTGGTCATATTGAGCTAATGTTTCATCATCCATTTGGTCATATAAATAAAGAAAGTCTATTTGGGTTGGATTAAATCTGTCTTTAACTTTAATATTTGGATTAACCTCTGGAGAAATGGGTTTATTAGAAAATATATCTTTTTTAAGGTCTGCTTCTGAAATAGACATTATATTCCTGTTCTTCCTGGAGGTGGTTTAGGAACTACAACACCGTCAGGGTCTTTTAGAATACCTGATGCGTTATCTAACATTAATGCGTAAGGGTTATAGTATTGGTTTAACCAATCTATCCCAGAAACAGGGTCATCATCTACAGCAGTATCATCAGAACCTCTATATTTATATTTAGCATTAGCTAATAAATTTAAATATTTATTCCAATTTTCATCGTTTTCTCTTAACCATATAGCACTAACAGGTAATAATTTTTGTCTTCTACTAGGGCTACCATCGTTTCCTGTGATAAACTGACCCGATATTATTCGTTCAGCCCAAGGTGTAACTGAATCGTTTTCTCTACGATAGTCAGCAGCTAAACTATTGCTTTCATGAGCTTGCATTTTTATACTAACACTTTGTAATGTATTACCATACCAACTTGTAGCTGCTCTAATCGCAGCTTCTGGAGTTTTAATCCCATCAGAACCTCCAAAAGTCGCTCCTAGTTGTTCTAAATGTAACGCTAAATCTTTATCCGATAAATTTTTTCCTGTTTGACCATTTGCCGCTGCTGCTAAATAAGCCATATTAACGATAGCTGTTCTAAATTCAGCACTATTACCTGCATCTCCAAAAATACCAACTAAATCTAAATTAGCTGTTATTGTTTTCATACTATTTGTTTTAGGGTCATAAACTTCTTTTTGATAAGGTATCGCTTTACCCGTTAAAAACGCTTCAGTAGGTTTACCTGTTGTTACATCGAACCAATTGTTTTGTTTATTGTTGGTCATATCAAAACCTTTATTTTTAAAAGTTTGTCCCATAGCTTGAACTTGGTCTCCTAATCTTAAAAGCGGTTGCCACCAAGTAGCTGTTTCAGGATTTGTAATAAGGTTTTCTACGATATCATTCATCATAGGCAAAGAAGATTTCATACTAGTTTCTACAGTTTCTAATTCATCTCTCACTTTTGTCCATGCGTTAGCGGCAGAGTCTTTAGTTTTTTTAACCGATGCTCCTGATTTAAGAGGTTCTCCTATAATCCATTTAGGGTTTCTATAGTACTCTCCTGCTTTAACTTTAGAACCGTTTATTGTTGCATCTTCTGCTGCTCCTACGCTTTGTACATAAAATCCACCGTTAGGTCCTTCTATTGCATTACGAGCTATTGCAGGATTATCTAGACTGTATGCTGGGGTAACGTTTAAAACTTTACCCGCCATGGCATTAGTATAATCACCAACAAATTTAGTTCTTTGAGCTTCTTTAGCTTTTACTGCCTTATCTATATTAGCTGTTGAGCTCATAAATCCTGAAAGTTCTCTAGGGTCATCCAGAAATAACGCAGGTAAATAATTTAATGCGGCTCTGCCTATCTTAGCTCCTCGTGTTGATTTTGTTTTAGGTCCATAAAGTTCTGCAGCAGCGGCTTCTGCTTTTTCAGGACTAGATAATTCTGAACGTATATCTTCTAAAGAAAAAGTTTTGTCTATAGCTGTATCAACAGGTTGTGGAGTTTCTATTTCTTTTTCTCCAAAAAGTTTACTGCCAATACCTTGTAAAAGGAAAGGAGCTAAAAACGCTAAAGGATTGACTTCTGCAGGTTTTGAAGCTTGACCTGGTCTTCGAGCATTAGGAAATCTCATTTGGCTAGGACTTAATTTAACGTCCATTATGCCTCCTCCTTCTTTAGGTCCACCGAAGGTTGGGAATGCTGTGTATTGTGATTTAGCCATAATTAAGCTTGTTGAAATTGTCCTGGATTATTAAACTGCTGTTGTGGACTAAAGTTATTATTTGCTTGATACGCACCAGGAATTCCTGGTTGAAAACCACCAGTCGCAAAAGGTTGAACACCACCAGTCGCAGGAGGTTGAGTATAACTTGTATTACTAAAAGTACCACCCATACCACCAGTCGGAGCATAAATACTAGAATTACTTGGGGCACCTCCAGCATAACCATAACCACCAGCCATAGGTCCAAGAGACGCAGTAAGTGCTCCAACATTTTGTAATGTTTGCATAGGTAAGTTGTATTGACCTGTAAAGTTTTGGTAATTTAAATCCATTAATGATTGTTGTCTACCTCTACCTAATCCACCCATACCCATCATAGAAGAAATATCACCTTGTTGTAACCCAGATAAAGCATTAGCCATACCACCGTACTGACTAGCAGTACCTTGCATACTACCTGCCATTTGATTACCTAATCCTGCTAGTCCTTGACCACCTTGTAATCCCATACCGAACTGTTGTTGCCCCATTTGACCTAACTGTTGTCCTTGTTGTAACTGATTACCAAATTGTTGTTGGTCTAATTGATTTAACTGTTGTCCTCTTTGCATTTGGTTATTAACAGCCATTTGTTCTGATTGATTTAAAGCCTCGCCTCTAGCCATTTTAGCTTGTGCTTGTTGTGCTTCTAAACTACCTAATTGTCCTGCTCTTGTTAACGCGTTTTGTGCTTCTGTTGTAGAAAGATTACCAAACTGTTGACCTCTAGACAATGCTTGTTGTGCTTGTTGCCCTGCGAAACCGCCTTCTTGTCCTGCTAACCCTGCTTGTAAACCTGCTAATCCTTGTTGACGACCTTGTTGTGATTCGAAAGCTGATTGTGCTTGTCCCATAGCGTTTTGAAAACCACCACTACGGATAGCTGCTATTTGTTCTGCGGCACCTCTTGCAGTATCTTCTGCTAATTCACCACGTCTTAATCTAGACCTAGAACCACCAAAAGCTCCACCGCTAACAGCTTCGTCTCTTAAACCCATATCACCTTTAGCTAACCCTTCTCTAACATCTTTCATAGTTTGGTCAACTACTTGTTGTTCATACGGATTATAAAAACTACTTACGTTACTTGGGTCAAACTGTCCTGTAGAAGATAACCCACTTTGTTCTGCTCTACCTAAAGCACCTCTAGCACCAGCAAAATTACTTCTAGCTGCTGCTGTTTCTTGTCTAGCTAAATCTAAATTAGGTACTCCTGCTCTTGTTAGTTGTTGTGCTTCGCTAAAATTAGGTACGCCACCCATAAAATCAGACCTGCCTGATTGGTTAAACATAGCATTTTCTATTAAACCTCTACCTGATTGACCTGCTTGTGCCCCTCTAGTCATTCCTGCTGCTTCGTTTGTTAAACTTCTACCACCTGTTAATCCTTGTCTTATTTGAGCAGCACCTTGGTCACCTGCACCTCTTGCAACTCCTGCTGCTTCGTCTAATAATCCTTGTTGTGCTCCTAAATAAGGTCTATAACTACCGATTGCTTGGTCAGCAAGTTCCATACCATATTGTTCTCTTGGGTCAAACCCTGCTACCCTTTGTCCTGTATACGTAAACGGACTTGAATTAGCTTCTCCATAGTTTTGAAATTGTTGGTCTAAAAATTGTCCTGCTCTAGGAAATATACTGTTTTGTAAAAATTGCCCTATATACGGGGCGGGAGCCTGACTTGAATACTCTTGGTCTTCTCTACTAGCCATATCTTTTATTCCCCATATCGTTAAATTTATTTAAATTAGCAACGCCCATAGCATGACTGCCATTACCCGCTGCATCTACTGCTGCTTTAGAAAGCATATATTCTCCGTTACTTGCCATAACAGGAATTAAATCATCTTTTGGACCACCTGGACCGTTCATAGCACCGCCTTGGGGCATGAACATTGGTCTTTGTAATGTTGAACCGTTTTTAGCAAAAGTTACGCTAGACCCACCAACAGGTGTTATATTTTGTAATTGACTTCTTCTTCTTGATGCGTTTCCTGGAAGTGTTTGTGTTCTAACGTTACTACCTTTTCGTTCAGGATTATCGGCAAGGGCTGCCATTAATACATCGGTTAAAGCTCCTAGTCCTGCCTTAAACATTTCAGGGTTATCTACGGAATAGTTTTCTACCCCTATCATTGCATTTTCCATTCTACCTGTAGGTGCTTGTTCTAAAGGCAATTCATCGGTCATGACCCCAGGAACATCTGTTTCAAACTCAGGAGTAAAATCAGTTATTAAGTTGTTAGGGTCTTCAGCTAGTTGGGCTACCATTATATCAGCTAAATCAGGTTCTTCTATAGAAGTAAAATCTATAACGTCCATATTAGGACGTTCTCCTGTTTCACCTATAGCGGCTAATAGTTCGTTTAATTGTTCAGGTTGTAATAAATCACCAATACCACCACCACCTGCTTTATATTCAACCTTACCACCAAAAGCAAGATTAGCTAACCCATCAGGACCCATGCCTGCTTGTTGTAATAAAGCTAGTAACTGTGCTTCTTGGTCTCCTCCTTCAGGTTCTGTCATATTTTCGTATTGAAAATCACCAAAATCTTGTAATTCACTTCCAGCTATTGGAGTATATTGTCCGCCTTCTCCTGGACTTAAACTTGGCGAAGTACCAGTTCCTATCGCTGCTTTAGGGTCTTTAGCTCTATTCGATTGAATTTTTCCTGCTAAAAGAGTTCCTCCAACGGTAACTAGTGCTGCTGTAAGCATACTCATGTAGTCACCTCACATGAAAGTATCACTTTATTTAATTCTTTTAAATCGAAACCTTTTAAAGAAGTTTCAGAAAAATCTTTAACCGTTACTTCTTTTATTACTTCTTCAGGCGTTAAACAATCAGTTCTATGAACTGTTATAAAAGTACACTCTTCATGGATATACATAAGCCTTTGTGTTCCTGCTAAAGTTACTCCATGATGTGGAGCTTTTATACGTTGAAGTCCTTTTTCGGTATAAATAGAACATTCCCCTTTCATAACAAAGAAAGGATGATTTTTGTTATGTATTCTACTAACTAAAGTTAATCCTTTAGGCATAACAATAGTTCTTATATATTGACCATCCGCAAAATCATGGGTAACTGCTCCTTCTGTTTCTCCTTTAAGAGATGGAAGGTTTTTATCTTGACCTGTTTCCTTAGATAGTTTAGTTATAATTTTTTCGAACTCAGCTACTTTTGTTATAAATTGTTTTTGATTTTCTTTATAGTCTATAAACTCAGAAACTTCATTATCGGTAAATTGGGGTATTGTTTTTAATTGAGTTAAAGCCATTAGAATCTACTCCTAGCTTTTGTCTTCTTTCCTTTAGACGAGTAAATGACAAAGTCAGAACGGCGTCCCTTCTTTTTTACGTATGCTTTTTTATCAACTCCAACCATTGTTTCTCCAGCGTGTTTACACGTATTTGCGAGTTAAAGCTCATCTCGTAAACTGCAGCACAATGGCTGTATACTGATTATATATCAAAACGTATAGATATTTAAAGGTTTTTCTTTACCTTTTACTTTTATTGGTTTTAGTTTATTTAAAGTTATCCCACAATACTTTTCTGTTTCTTCTCCAATAAGTATATCTACACCTACTTCTTTAGTCGCAGATTCTAATCTAGCCGCCGTATTAACAGCATCTCCTATAGCAGAATAATCAAACCTAGTATCGCTTCCCATATTGCCAATAACAGCTTCTCCAGTATTTACACCAACTCCAATAGCTACACCTATACCTGCCGCTTGTATGTTTTCTTGTATTTCTTTAGCACAAGCTACTGCTATTTGTTCATGATGTTTTAAATCCATAGGCGCATTAAAAATAGCCATCATTGCATCACCAATATATTTATCAACCATACCTCCATGTTTTTGTACTGCGTTAGATTGTATTGTTAATGCTTTATTCATTATTGTTGTAACTTCTTCAGGGGATAACGTTTCTGATAATGCTGTAAAACCTCTAACGTCTGTAAACAAAAAAGTACATCTTCTTTTTTCTCCACCTAGTTTTAATAAATCAGGATTTTGTTGTAAACGTTTAACTTGCCGTGGGTCTAGATAATGTTCAAACTGTTTCTTAATCTGTTCTCTTAATCTCCATTGTTCTCTAAACCTTATATAAAAAGCTATTGCACCTGTTATAAACTGAGATATTAAAGACCAAGTAACATCTATTAGTAACCCCGTCTGGATAGTGTAATAACCGTAGGACGCCGTTAAAGCCGCCGTAGTAACCGCTAAAATTATCCCCCACGTTATACCTAAATAACTTATAAAAACCCATACTAGGCTTACTGAGATTAAATAAATAGCTAGTTCTAACGCTAAAGAATAATCTGGAATATAAGGGCTATCTTGTATTAATAATGATTCAGCTAATGCCGCTTGTATTTTATGAGGTTCTAATAACCCAACAGGAGTTGCGATTTGTGGCATTACACCATTAGCTGTAACACCTACGAATACAAACTTACCATTTACTTCCATTTTTTGTAAATCAGTTTGCGGGGTATCTACCCACGATATCCATTTACGACCAAGACTATCTGTCTTTACGGGAGGTATTCCTCGTATAGCTATTTCTTGTATACCGTTTTGATTAGTTGTGATGATATATGTTTTTACATTAAAGAGTGCTTTATATATCTGTGTACCAAAAGAAGCTATCCAACCTTCGGGTGTTTTTAATAAAAGAGGTATTCGTCTAACAAGCTGGTCAGATTCAGTGGGAGCAATGGCGATTCCTTGTAATATATTTTGATAAGGGTAGAAATTTTCCTTGACTCCCTTAATAAGTATACCCCCAACATCGTCACCTTTAGTAACTGTTCCTGTAGTTTTAGGATATAAACCGTTAGAAGTTTCAAACATAGCAAGAACACTAGGAGCATATCCTAACGACCTAGCGAATTCTTCATCGCCCATAAGTCTATCGGGCTGTGGAAAACTAATTACCCAACCTACACCAAGAGCACCTTTACCTATGAGTTCTAGTTGTATATCAGCTAACCGTTTTCTAGGTAACGGATAACCACCTTCACGTTCTACATCTTCTTCTGTTATATTAAGAATAACAAAGTTACCAGAAGGGTTTTGTTCTTTTACAAAATTATCGAATACCCTTAATTTAAGTATTTCTGTAGGTGTTGATTGAAATATTAAAGGTAATACTAATATTACTAATAAAGGTATTATTAATTTTTTCATTAATCATTTTGCGTAATAGTAATAGTGCTATCACTTCCTCCGTTCACCTTGATTATATTAGATATTCCGTCTTGTATCAAAATTACTGTATAAGCATTACTACCGTTTAAATCAACTCTAACAGTTTCGTTTACTTGTCTTCGTAAACTTACAACGTTTCCTGTTATTAAAGCGGTTATTTGTGTGTCTGGGTCTTTACCTAAAAGAGTTCCTGATATTTGCGTACTAGTTGCTTGTGCTAATTGGTCGTCTTCTTCAGCTATTGCTAACGCATCTAATACATTAAGAAGGTCTTCAAGATAATTTACGTCTAAAAAGTTAATATCTAGTTCTGTAAATTCAAGTTCATCCTCACCTAAATAATCTACGTCTAAGTAATCTATATCTAGTTCATTAAAATCTAAAATACTTTCTTGTTTAGTTGATATATTTTCAGCATACGTTGTTTTTTCTTCTTTAGGAGGAGTAACAATCAACATATTATCGATAAGGTCTAACGTTAAATCCAGTATTACAGGTTTACTAGGAGCAGATTCAAACACACTAACTGTTGTAGCTTCGTAAGGTTTATTTAATAAAACAGTTCCCATAGCAGTAACTACTTCTATCTCACCACTAGAAAGCCCTAGAGCGTCTGGTAATAGTATTATAAGGCTACGACCTAGTTCATCGACTGTAGCTGTAAAGTCTGTACCACGAATTGCAATGTTTGCTGTAGGAGTTTTAAGGGATATGTTTTGTTTATCTATTCGGTTTAAATTACCAGTAATAAACCGTGCTGTCCCAAGACCAAAGGTAAGAGCCATTTTAGATTTGCTTGGGTCAGGGTCGTAAATATATTCATCTATTGTTAATTGTGAGTGTTCTGTTAGTTTTACTTTAGACTCATCAAGAAAAGTAATAGCCATTCTACCGTCTGTAGTTATAGCTTCATCGTTGCTTTGAATAGCAAACTTTAAGTTAGCGTCGTATGGTTTGTCTCTTAGTATTTGTGCTGAACCGTTTAGTTCAGATATGCCACCAATATCAGCAGCTTGTGCTAGTACCTTGGTCGTTTTGAATAACGCAAACAGTAGAACTAGCGTTACCGCCAATTGATAGAATTTTAAGCCAGTCATTGTCTTGTGTACTCAGTTGTTGAATATTAAAGGTTCTTTGTCCGCCTGTATGGTCTAAGTAAAAATATCCACCTGCTGAAGCATTAACACCCGTACCAGTATAGTTTACTGTGTTATCACTACCATCTATATCCATGTAATTTGTAGCTCCATCAATATTTATATTAGATGTAACTGTGTTATTAGACCCTTGAATAATCCAGTCTAAATCTAAAGTAGCTGCTAGTGCAGTAGTTCCTTGGTTTAACGTAAAAGTATTTCCGCTACCTGTAACGGCTACGTTTTGATTAGAGTTATCAGCCCCGTAGGTATTGCTTGGGTCTACTTGTATTGAGAAAGTATTAGTACCGCCAGTGAATTGATAAAAACCAGTAAAACTGTCTGCGGTAATATCTCCTAAGAATTTATTAGTAGCACCTATCATATTGATATCTAACGTCATACTTGTGCCGTCTAAATCAAAAGCAGTTAAACTTCCTGCAGAAGAACCTAAACCACCTATAATGTTAGATATACCTAATTGTTCAAGGTCTATATTCGCCCCTGTTCCTGACTGGTCTACGTATATCTCGTTGTCTGCTGCATAAGCAAACGGAAATAAAGCAAGACATAGCAAAAGATGTATGCACTTCTTCATCATCATAATCTCATTCTACCTCCTTTCCTTCTGTTTGTAAAACCCAATACTTTTTAACGTACCCTTGTTTTATTATTTCCAGTACCCCACCTTCGATAGCTTTCATTAAAGCTATGGTTGAAGATTCATTTCTAGCGTTACCTAACTCTATTTCTACAAGTTCTGTTCCCATTTCTATAAACCTAAACACATCTTCTGATTTACCATAACTAAATATAGTTTTTTGACTTAATACTTCTAGCAATACCTCACCCGTAGCTACCGAAACCATACGAAGACTAACAGTTATATTGTCTTCTCTGTATTGGATACTGTTACCTATGCCTAAGTACCTTGCACCTGCACCACCAGACTCTAGATTAGCTTCGTAAGAAATAACAGCACCTTCAATTAAAATACCCGCAAACAATAAAGGAGATAATTGTTTTTTCTTTTCTTCCTCACTAGCGAAAGCATCTCTAGCAGAACGTATAAGTTGTCTTTCTTTAGTTAAGTTATCAAGACCGACTCTTTCTACAACCCTAAAGAACTCACCGTTGCCTGCATGTTTTAATGCTCGTATTAATAAAGCATTCGGCTGTTGAGTTATTGCTGTAGAAAATAAAGCAAACTCACTATTACTTTTACGTTGTCCTGTTTGGTCGGTAAAAGCTGTAGGGTATACAGCAACTACAGGACTTACTTTTGGTACTTCTATGTCACGTAAATAAGGAGATTGTAATTCCTGAATAGAAACTACGTTGTGTGTTTTAAACCTATGTTCGTACGTATCTTCATATTGGTCAAGTATTGAACAACTAGAACAAAAAAGTACCAATAGGAATCGTAATCTCAGTAACTGTTCCATCCGCTTCCGTTATCTTTAGTGTTAATGTTACACCATCACTTGTATACTCAATGGTGTTTCCTTCCAAGGTTATTGTACCTGAATCAGAAGGTGTTTCGCCAAAGAGGTTGTTGACTAACTGTCTAGACAACTCAGCATAGACTCTTGATTCTAGGTTCCTAAGAAATCTAGCGAGAGTACTATTTTCTTTCTCTCTTTCTAATTCATCTTGAAGTGCTTTAATTTCTTCTTTGATTGTAAGCTTACGAGAAAACTCTTGATTTTCGATTGTAAGATAATGACTAGATGTACCGACACCATTAAAACTAGGTGATTTAAATTTATGTACTATTTGGTCTGCTTTAGCGTTTTGTATAAAAACACCTAATACTAGAACAACACCTATAATACACATCCATTTAATTATAGTATCTTTTTCAGCTTCGTCTTTTCTACGCTGAAGTTCTGTTTTAGTTGGTCTACCTCTTTTACGTTTTTCCATTTTAATCCTCCTAATGTAAAACTCTTTCTTTCTCCTCACCGTCATCACTTAGTATTTTCATTTCACCAACAATAACTACTCCGTAAGCAGTAGCTTCCATATCAGCTTCTTCAAAAGTGTTTGCGTATATAAATGGTCCTTCGTATATTTTATCGCCTACTTTAAACTCAGTTAAGAATAGTTTGGAACCATCTGTATATGTCTTTTTCATCAATCTTTCCTTTGGTCTTCTCTATCAGCTTTAGCTAACCTATCGGTGTTCATAAGTTGCGGTACTCCAAGTATAGTCTTTAAAAGAGTATCTTGTCTAATTATCTCATTATCAACAGACCTAACTCTATCTATAAGAGCAACTAAAATACCGTGTTGTGAATCTAATTTTTGACCTAACCTGTCTTCTATCTGAGCTATTTGTGCACTTACTTTTTCATCAAGAACATCTACTTTAGTTTCCATTCCATCTATGATTTTATTAATAAGTTTCCAAATAAATAAACCTAAACCTATCGCTGCTGCTATAGGAAAACCTACTTCGTTAATTAACTGTACTACTGAGTCCATTAAACTACTGGTTCAAACTTACCTAGTTCTATTAATTTTTCTCTATTAATTAAATGTTCAGCTTCTATATCGTTTTTGCTTTGACCAAAATAAGCTACAGCTAAATAATTATCTATCATTAATTGATTAATATTTATTCCATCAACCATCACGTTACCTAAAACTCTACCAAATTTTCCTTTAGAATCTTTTAATTTAGTTTCTATAATTACTTTTTTACCATTATCAACAGCTTCTTTTAAATACGCAGAAGCCATCTTTCCTCTAACTTTTTCGTCTTTGTTTCTAGTTCTAGACTCAGGGGTATCTATTCCATAAAGACGAACTCTTGAACGGTAAAGAATATCAAACCCAAGGTCTAATATAACATCAATGGTATCTCCATCAACTACTCTATCAACTGTACAACTATATTCATACATTAGCACTTCCACCTTTTTCTTGCTTGTCGCAATCTTGAGTTAGGGTCTTTAGCAGCTTTAGGAAACTTCTTCATTTGTCCTGCTGACCTTGCACAATAAGATTTTCTCCTTTTTGCTGCCTTACTTCCTTTTTTAACTTTTCCTGTAACAGCTGTTTTTAATTTACTACCAGGATTTTTAGCTCTATATGCTTTGACTCCTTTTTTAGTCATGCCCGCACCTGATTTAGTTTTACGGTAATTACCTCCTTTACCAGTAGTACGTCTTATAGATTTTTCCTTTGTCCTAGGCATTAGGCTTTCTTTTTGGGTTTTTTAGCTGTCTTAGCAGAACGTTTAAAAGCAGCTGCTGTAGGAGCCCCTTTTGCTCCTTTTTTACGCATCTTTTTTCCTTCTTTACGTTTCTTATTTATATTATAATAAAGACCTTTTCTAGCTGTTCTACCATCTTTAGTTTTATGTGTTTTCTTTTTTGTGGGCATTATTTCCTCTTTGGTTTTGCTTTTGTTTTTGCTTTTTTACTTAACTCATTAAAATGAAAAAGTTTTACACTTGTTTTAGTGTGAGATTTATTTGTATGTAAAGTACCGTTAGCCATTTTATGTGAACTGCCTTTATGTTCAGTACCGTCTTTTTTGTAATGTTTTACGCCTTTCATTTAGCCTTCCTTTAAAACTCTATCTTTTAATCTTATCGCCCTTGGACCTACTTGTATAGCCCAACGACTGTCTAACATTTCAACTGCTGCTTTATCCCAGTCTTCTTTTTCCATAGCTGCTAAAAAGTTTTTAAATTTTAACAACCTAGTTACTCCTAAATTAAAACACATGTTAGCCATAACTAAAACTAAATCTTCAGGTAAATCTCTCCACCAAGGTATATTTCTATCTAAATCGTTAAAGACGTTTTGTATATCTTTTTCAAAACATTCTTTTATTCTTTTTTCAGAAACAGGTGTATCTACTTCTTGTCCATGTTCAGGGTCTGTTTCTAATACTAGATGACCTATTCCAAAAGTAGGATAACCTAAATGGTCAAGATATATTTTATCTATACAACCTTCATCGAAAGTTAGTTCTTCTCTTAGTTTATTTAAATCCATATTACTTTCCCTTATGTATACCAGTTTTCCGTTCCGTAACCTGTTGCTATTGTTCCTATCGTTATAGTTGTCGCTCCGCCTGTCGATACACTTACTTGTCCTAGTTGAGAAGTTCCCTGAACTCCATCTTCGTAACCTTTGTAAATATTTACCCATTGTTTTCCTGTCCATAACTGTAACTGTTGTGTAGCTAAATTCCAAATAACGTCTCCAGAATTAAACTGATTTAAATTCCTTTGAGTTTCGTTTAAATTTACTGTAGCCCCTATATCGGCTTTTCCTAAACTTAACTCTAATATTCTAACTAATCTGTTGAATAAATCAGGAGAAAGAGGTCCTATAGCTACAGGAAGCTTAGTTTCTAAAAGCTTAGACATTATCGTCTTCCGTCTGGTTTATAATCCATACGCATAGCACCTACTCTAAAAGAAGTTCCTACAGCTGTAGCATCATCATCATTAGATTGAATACGTAATACAGCTTGTCTTCCTCTTATTCTAGTATCTATTTTAGTTGTAACAGAAGTACATGAACTAGTTAATGCTGTAGTTAATTCTTCTCCAGGAAAATTTCTTCTTTTTACAACTATATCTATATTTTGTCCTGAAGCTCCTGTTTCTGTATTACCTGTAAATTTAATATCAGGAATAATTTTACTTATAAACTGGTAATCTTCTCCTCCTGGGTCTATATCAAAATCACTGGATTCTACGAATACATTAGCCATAGCTGTTCCATCATCGTCTACACCAGTTTCATGGTTATATAGATAACCTACATAATCAGAAGAAGTAGAAGTAGCCTTAGGGTCTGCAAAAATACCTTCGTCTAACCAACAAGTTCTAGAAAGCAACCCTGTTGTCCAAACATTTTCTTCATAGTTATATACAACATATCTATCAATAACTGTAGTATCTTCTGAACAATAAAACCAACCTACTTCATTAAAAGCTTTATTAACAAAACCAAATATTTGATAACTTTGAGTTTGGTTTAAATCACTAAAAACATAATCATCTACAGTACATGGTAGTTCTTGTATTTGACCTGAGTAAACATAGAAGCCTTTTTTATCCATCCAAAAAACTCCTTTAGGGGTATTAACCATAGCGTTAGGACCGACTAAACCAACCCCTTCGTTAACTAGATTAATAGCAAAAGTAAAAGGCTGACCAACAAAAGTCATTGAGTATAAAGAAGTATCTGTCCAAATTAATGTTTCTTGTCTAGCTCGTATGGCTCCTACAATAGCAGAACCCGCAGAAAGTCTAAAAGAACCTGCTGTATTTGTAGGTAAAGGTTCCCATTGTTCAACATTTTCTTGGTCGCTCCATGCTATAAACATAGGGTCTATCTCACCTGTTCTAACAGTCCCCCCTTCATTTAAAGGGTCTGCTCCAAAACATATAACGTGTCTATCAATATCAGAAACCATAATCTGTAATGCTGATGTAGGTGTTAAGTTTGCTCCTGTAAGAGCAGAAAGAGCTACAGCTCTATTATCAGTTCCTTCGCTTTCATCCCAATAAAAAACTCCTGCTCCACGAACACACATAAGTAAATCTTCGCCAAAATTATCATGAGACCAAAGACGTAACTGATTAGTTCCACTTAAAGCAGAAATACTACCCCAAGTACCAGCACCCCAATAATCGGAGCCCCAACCTGTAGAAGGAACATAAACATCTAAACCTACGTTAATTTGATAAACAGCATCTGCTCCTGAACCGCCATTGCCACTATCACTAGCATTTGCTGTAGCTGTAGCTGTAAATGTAAAGGTGTTAACAGTAGGTACTGATGTTATTTGATATTCTTGATTAAGTACTTCAGCTGTTATAGCTCCACCAAGACTTACGGCACCACTTATAGTAACAAAGTCATTTACCAAAGCTCCGTGGTCATTATCAGTTGCTGTAATAACTGCACTACCATTAGTAGGTGCGAAAACTATTCCATTAGTTGTTGTAGCTCTTATAGGTGTTATATCATTGTAAACTTGTCCTTCGACTACGTAATATTTCCATGTAGTACCCAAACCTAAATATTTAGTTCCTGCTAAATCTACCCAAGCATGTAATGCTCTTCCAGAAGATAAAAAACTATTTGAACTAGCTTTAGCCCAACCTCCTATCTTTTCAGGAAGACCTTTACGAAAACGAATTAGATTAGAATCAAACCAACCACCCTCGTTAGAGTAAGCTGTTCCTTCCTTATTGATTCCTGGTCTAAATATATATTTCTGTAAGGGCATATCACCGTCCTATAATAAAACTTTAGTCAATACTATTGAACCAAGTATAAACGGATATACACCCCAAAGCAGCATTTCTAATCTTTTAAATTTAGCAGAACCTTCGTCAAGTCTTTTTTCTATATAACCGTAACGGATTGTACATTCACGTTCGTGTGCATTAAGTTCTGCTAATGCGTCTTTTACTGTAGGCATTATTTTTGTTTAGCTTTGCCTATGTTTAAAGCTAATAAATCAACGAACTTATATAGTTTACCTATCCAAGCGTCGTCTTTTGGTGTTGGTGTACTTGCTGCTATTAAACTAGCAACTGTAACAATAGTGGTTACCCACATAATTAAATCTACCATTATTTTTCTCCTTCAGAGGTTTCCTCTGATAAAAGTTCTTTTGATACTTCTTGTGTTGAAGTAATGAATTGATTTTGAAAAACTTGTAAAGCTGCGTGTATTTGGTCCATATCAAATTTTAACTTAGCTTGTTTATTTCTTAAATCAGTTATTTGATTAGCGAGATATTTTTGTTCTTCTGTCATCTCTGATTCTAAAATTTCTTTATCTCCTACGACAGCTTTATTTTCTTGATTGACAGTTTCTTTATTTTCCATAAGTTACTCCTTTTGGTTTTATGCACACTTGTCGGTGTGTTAGTTTATAAATCTAGCTATTATCAGTTATATAAGTTTTACCAGTAGTAATAGCTGCAACATGTGTAGTTTTTTTACTATCTGCTGCTCCTGCTACATTTGGTCTATCGTCATCTGCATCAACAGGTGCATAAGCTAAAATAGTTTCTAAGTGGTCTACATTCCTTTGTACCATTTCATTTATTTCAGCTTGTGTCATTCCTTCTACGTTCCAACTTCCAGCTTTTACACCATTAATTAAGTTTACGCTATCAGTACCTGCTGTTAGACATTCTGTTACTGTTTGTGCCATTTTATTCTCCTTTTAAAGTTTGTATTTCGGCTTTTAATTCATCTACTGTTGTAGATAGTTCTTGTACTGCTTTGACCATAACAGACATTAAAGCGTTAGGTGCAACTCTTTGCCTTCCGTCTGCATCATCTTCTGCCCACATATCAAAACCTTCTTTTAAACCGTGACTGTCTATAGTAGCTTTAACTTCTTGAGCTATAAAACCATGATTGTATTTACCATTCATAGTTCTTTCTTCAGAACCTTCTTTATAAGCTTTCATATCTGAAGGTATATCTTTTTCTTTTTTCCAAAGGAAAGTAACAGGTCTTAAATCTTTTATAAAATCTAAACCTACTTCTTCGTCTTGTATATCTTCTTTGAGTCTTATATCTGAAGGAGCTGTAATTGAAGTAGCACCAAAAGATATAGCAGAATCTGTACTGTCTTTTCCAAAAAGAAAACTTGAGTCAGCGTTTCCTGTTACGCTATCTCCCATAACTATTTGATTGTTTCCACCAACTGCTGAAGTTCTAGTAGTTCTTCCTATACAAACATTATCAGTTCCAGTTGTAATATTAAGACCAGCGTTAAGTCCTACAAGTGAATTTTGTGCACCTGTAGTCATACCAGTACCTGCATCTGCACCTACTATTGTATTAGAACCCCCTGTAGTAATATTAACACCTGCAAAACGACCAACTAGTGTATTTAAATCTGATGTAGTTAAAGTTGACCCTGCATAAGCTCCAACTGCTGTGTTATTAATACCTGTAGTAAGAGCATCTATTGCTCCAATACCAAAAGCTGCATTAGTGTTACCAGTTGTACAAGCACCTAAAGTTGAAACACCCATTGCTGTATTTTGAGTACCTGTAGTGTTTGCTAACATAGTTAAATAACCTACGGCTGTGTTGTTACTTGAAGTTGTTGCTCTAGCTAAAGCACCTGAACCTACAGCAGTATTATCATCACCATCAGTTAATAAACCCAAAGATCCTGTTCCTAATGCTGTATTATCTTCACCTGCTGTATTAACATGAAATGCCTCAAATCCTACAACCGTATTATTTCTACCTGTGGTATTAGCTTCTGATGCACCTGTACCAACTGCTACGTTTTGGTCGCCTGTAGTGTTTTTATTAAGTGCAGTTCTACCCACAGCAGTATTATTTGCTCCTGTGGTAGTATCACCTAAAGCACCCGTACCTACCGCAGTGTTATTATCTGCTGTGGTGTTGGCTTGTAACGAACCTTTACCAACTGCTGTGTTTTCAGTACCTGTAGTGTTTGCGTTTAATGCTACTCTACCAATAGCAACATTGTTAGATGCTGTAGTATTTTGCTCTAATGCAGAATTACCTATGGCTACATTATCGCCACCAGTTGTATTATCACCTAAAGCAAATCCACCAACAGCAGTATTACGAGTACCAGTTGTATTAGCATCAAGTGCTTGAATACCTACGGCTACATTTGATGCACCTGTAGTGTTTGCTTCTAAAGATTTAAAACCAACTGCTGTGTTGTTAGATGCTGTGGTGTTTGCTTCTAGGGCATCTTTACCAACAGCAGTATTAGAAGTACCTGTAGTTGTATTTTCTAAAGTTTGTTTACCAAAACCTGTGTTATCTCCACCTGTGGTAATTGCAGTTCCAGCTGCTTTACCTACAATTGTACAACCAGAACCAGTTGTTATAGCATCACCTGCTAAACCACCAATAATAGTATTATCTGTACCTGTGGTTACTGATAAACCTGCGTTATAACCTACGGCAACATTTAATGTATCAACATTGCCTGAAGGATTCATGTTTTGTAATGCTTGTTCACCAACAGCTACGTTTCTGTCTCCAGCAACATTAGTTGTCATAGCATCTGTACCGATAGCTACGTTAGTATTACCTGTAGTATTTGCCGCTAATGCATCTTTACCAATAGCTATATTGTTACCTCCAGATGTTGTTGAGGTTAATGCTTGTGAACCAATACCAACATTATCATCAGCACTTGTTATTGCATCAAATACATTATGACCAAGACCTGTATTATGAGTAGCAGTGGATAAAGTTCCTGTAGCTGCATCGTTACTAATTAAAATACTGTTAGCAAAGTTAGTAATATCAGCTTTTATACCTACATTATTAATTGTGCTTGAAGCTGTAATAGCTCCGTCTACTTGTAGTGTAGAAGCCATATCTACTGCACCATCTATATCTACTATGTCTAGATTTGATGTTCCGTCTATGTCTATATCGCCTGAGATGTCTAGGCTAGTTGCTGTTAAAACTCCAGTTACACCTAAAGTACCACCAACAGTCATATCGTCAGTTACGGTTAAATCATCTTGTACTTTTA